GATACTCACTACCTATTGAAAATACACCGTCGCTTGCAGGGAAGGCCGTAGCATCCGTAAGGGTTGTGCCACTAGCTGTTCCATTAAGGTAACACTTTATGACATTGCTCGTGTCACGAACTAAAGCCACATGATGCCAAGTATTTACGGAAAATTCACCACCAGTAAAAAAGTTTATGTACCCGTCTCCCGTGATGCTGGACGTTTTATACATTCTGAGAGTAATCCCATTTATCCCTAACTCAATTCTATATTGACCCTGACAAAACATGAAAGCGTTGGTTGTGTCATCTGCCCATGCCCATGTTTCAATGGTAAACGGCCCTGATAAGGACCCTCTTTTTTCTAACTGGACAGAACCACCCCCTTGCGAACCATTCCCAGTAGAGCCTGCTAACAACAGTGACGTATCACCAAACTTAGCTTGAGCAGTGCTGAGTTTAGCATTGTTATACAACACCATATTGTTCGGTTGCGCTATGTCGATTATCTGACCGTCTGCCATGTTTAGCAGCAGCTTGGTGTTAGTGATGGCTGTGAGGGGCGCAGTAGGTGGGGTGAAGTTGCCTGTGTAGACTAATGAGCCAACCACTAGCCGAGCATCCTGAACAAACATTTCATCCCCGTATTCGCCTTCAAATTCATCCCGACCAATAACTAGAGGTTGACCCGAACCTGCCCCAGTAGCCCAACTAAAACCTCCAGTATGAATTAACGAACTTTTTTCTATACCATTTGAGTAAATTTTATACGTACTATTGGTACTGCTTGCATATAGGTGCGTTAATACAACATGATTCCATTGGCCCAGTGTTATATCATTAGCACTTCCTGCAATAACTATCTTATTAGCACCGTTACTGTCAGCAATTTGCAGAACTAATTTAGTATTTGCTCCAATGTAAAAGGCGGATACAGAACTTCCGTTCCTCGGACCTTGATTTAATAACGGTTTATAAGTTCCATTACCTATAGGATAAACCCAACACTCATATGTGAAAGTTGATGTCATAGCGGGTGGACTAGCTGCAAGTATAGCACCCGTATGAGTCGTATCAAAGTAAGCACTCGCACCGTTTACCGCAGGGTCATACGCTGCGTCAGTTAGAAAGGGGCCTAAGCCTGAGATGATTGCCTTACCATTATCATAATTATTTTGTAGGATGGGTCTAGCCCTAGCCGAATTATCAATAAACTTATGGTCTTGGCATGTTAGAATTTCAGTGTATGTTATAGCTGACAAAGGCTCCTCTATCGGAGTGAAACTAGAACCACTGTACACTGCTGCTTTTGTGTACCTAAAGTTTGAAACTTTCCCTTGGAGATTGTAGTTAGCGGCCCAATTTAGACCACTGACAATGAACTGGTTTGCAGCAACGCTACCGCTTTGCGTTCCTTGAGCAACACGAGTTCCGTCAATATAAAGGCTTTCCCCATTAGTATTAGTATTAGCCCTAACAACAGCTATGTGATACCACCGACCCAAGGTGGGAGTGAAGGAGTAATTTATTGCAGCGCCTTTAGTAAATAATTTATTTTCACCTGCGTTTTTTCCTAGAACAATACCGTCTGTGCCTGCAACGCCTTGTAACCAAATTCGTTGGTTTGTTCCTGCCCAATTACTCCAATTTACCCAAGCCTCAACCGTGTACGCTCCAGTACCAGCGCCCATATTAGAGTCACTGTCAAAACGTATCAAAGGACTACTAATTCCACTGAAGTCTACACTCCAATTACCAGCTTCCTTAAAAAACGGGCTAAAGCTGCCTTGCGTTACATTGCCAGCCGTAGATATTGTAAGGTTGTCAGCACTTCCATCGTCGAAGGCATTGTTGACTCCGTTGTTTGCACCGTCAAAATGAGACAGAAACGAGACACGATTGAACTCATCGTCTGGCTCTACGGCTATTTCAGTATTAGCCGAAGAGCCAAAACCTAAAAGATCATATCCAAAACTACTCATTAGTTGTAATCCTTATGCGTCATTCGCTGCGTCAGTAGTAAAGAAGAACTTGATGCCCAACAAGCGAACTGCGCCAGTTTGAGCAGAGGCACTTGTGTCTAGGTTTATTTGGAAGAAACATAAGTCTGCTGCTGCAGGTGATCCAGCTATTGTAACTGCTCCACTCTCAGCTGAAACCATTAAGTCATTTGATGTACCACTGTGAGCCAAGGCTGTAGTAGCAACAAGAGTACCAAATGCGGTGTTAATTGTATCATCACTTGACACAGCAATACCACCTAGCTGCCAAGTAACATTGCCTGTATTTGTTCCTGTGACTGTCCACATTGGCCGATAGGTTACTGTACCTTCATTCCAACTCTTAGGGAACGCAACTGCAAACTGTGCGAAGTCATCTGCATCAGCTGCAAAGTCTAACACCTTTAAGTCAGGACGAAGTGCGGTAGTCTCAACCTGTGTTAAAGCAGAGCAACCGTTTGTGGTAGATGGGTACATAGCTGCAGCGGGAACCCAAATGCTTTCTTTGCCAGCTGTCTTAGCAACCTTACCGTCTAGCTGGTTTAATTCAGCCGCCGTACTTGTAACTGCAGTAGACCCAAGTACAAGACCACTATCTGCAATGGTTGCTGTACCTGTGACAGCTATACCTGATGTGTTAACATCTAATCGTTTAGTGCCACCAGCTGTAAAGCTAACAGTATCTGCTGCTCCAAAGAACATACCTGTGTTTACATCACCTGTGTTGGTAATGGATGGCGCACTGTTTGATCCATCTGCGAATGACACAATACCAGTAAAGGTAGGCGCACTTGATACAACTCCCTCAACAAAAGCTGCAAGCTGTGTACCTGTCACTTTCTTAGATGTGCCAGCCTCATTAATCTCATACTCGTTGGCACCTACTGCAGCTGACGCAGCTGGTAGTTGAGAAATTTTTACGTTAGCCATTTAGTAAATCCTTTTCCAATCGTCGGATATGTTTTTGCTTAGTTTTTCTGGGACTTGCCAGTTGCCTTTGTATTGAATGTAGGGTGTAAAGACAGTCCACACACCAGCTTGTTTTATATATGCCTCAGAGAAGAAGAGAACTAGTGTTCCGTTTATTATTATAGTTGATTCACCTGAGTTAATTACAACGTCAGCGGTTATTCGTGTGTCACCGCCTTCTGTTATACGTATGTCACCACTCTCTAGTACTCTGGTAACGCTACCAGTTACAGGACCAAAACTACCTGACTGCTTAGAAGTTGCTACAACTGTTTGTGTCCCAGTGCCAGTTAGGTTAGCATCAGCTGAACCATTCAGTGAAGCTACCGCAACCTGAGTACCAGTACCTACGAGAGAAGTCTCAGCTGGTACGAAGTTCTCAGTAATGCGAGTAGCACCACTCTCTAGTATTCGGGTATCACTACCCGATTCTAGTATTCGATTACCGTCAGCCATAGTTTAGTTTCTACTCTAAGCTAAAGTTAAATCAATATTCCCAACGGCAAAGTCAATGGTGTCTCCATCAGCTACTACCTTGGATGCAGACAAAGCTCCATGCCATAAGAAGTTACCTGAGGACGAGGCATCAAAAATACCTAGGTGGGTAATCGTACCCCAAGAACCACCATTGGCAGTAAAAGATGGGACGTTTGTATTTGATGTTGTACCAGCTGGAGAAGAAGCTGCAGCCCAAGTAACAGCTTGACGAGTGTAACCATCACCTGAAAGCTCAGTACCACCGCCAGCATCGTTAGGTGCAGCGGTGTATAGAGCTACATACCAAGCTGTAGGACGAGTAGCTGATCCACTTGTCATTAGGAAATCTAAAAGAAGTTTCTCTGAGTAGTTTGCTAGTGCCGCCATTGTACCGTGTTCCTTTAAAAAATCTTATCTTAACTGTTTACTTTAAACCAAACATCACCATTCACGCCACCTGATGGGTCTGCTGTGCTAACTGTGATTTTGTTTATTAAAGTAAATACATCAACACCATCAATAGTCAAACTCCTTGCATTGATAATGTCGTTGTTGTTCATGTCTAGGGAACCACCCATAGCGTTAGGAGTGCTACCGTCTAATGACAAAGTATTACTGAAGCCTTCTCGTAAAGCTTCGAAGTTACCATTCATAACGGGGGTTGATGCAAAGCCAGCTGATAGAGAAAGAACTGTGGGATTTTTAGCCATTGGTTTAGTTTACCTTAATACCTAAGCGTTCAGCATCTTCTGAAAGAAGAGACAGAGCTTGTTTGTTCTGATCGTCTTCTTCTCTTGCCTTTAGCTTTTGTTTAGCTTGAGAGGCGTTGTCCTTATCTAACCAACCCTTATCTAAAAGGAGCTTGGCGGCACTGAAGGAACTTCTGCCGTTAGTCTTCATTTCTTCTGCGATTGCTTTAATAGCTTCAGACTTAACCTTGACTTCAACCTCCCTGCGCCACTTGGCTACATGAGACTTGACACCAACTGAGTTAGATACAATCTTCCATACCTCCCACGAACCAAAGACTGTTTGAGCAAACTCATACTCAGTTGGATCGTTAGGTGCTAGGGAAAGGTAGAGCTTCTGCAATGACAAGTATAACTTACCGTGAGCTTCTAAGTCCCTATCCTTTAAAGTAAAGACTGCATCATCAGTCTCTGAATAACATAACTCGTAGAATAAACTTTTACTTTTAGTCTTGCCGTTTGATCCTTTGAAGGTGTCATACTTGAACATCATCTGGTTTAGTGTCCTACTAATAGTATTATTTAAGAAAGTATACCACAGGCTTAATAAGGTTGTCAATACTTAATTTAACAATAAAGTAAAATAAATATTTAAAAGATATTATTTTTAGGATTGACAGAGTAGTCAGAAGTTGTTATACTGGCCGTATCGCTGCCAAGCGGTACATATAGTATATACTATAAGCTATACCAAGGTATGTTCCAGTTAGTATAACGTATAATCTCTTGGTATGCTCATCAAGGCACTAATCAGTAATATAATATTCATAGTATGATTAGATATGTACTGTCTATGCTTTATGACACGTTCAGATTCTACACACACTTGGCTCTGCCTTGGGTTTATTCCCTTGGTAGAGCCTTTTGTTTTTGCATGTCAAGAAAAATATATAGAAAATTTCAGGGTGCATTGTACATATATAAGGAACACCCGCGCCCCCCTGCCTGCCCCTGCGTTCCTTTCCTTAAATAAATATTCCCCAGCGGAAACATTGTGTTCAGACTAGGGCAAACGTGGCATTGTTGTGTTCTGTACTAGATTTTTAATATGGGAAACACAACACAGCCTAGTGTTCCTTGGCTATACCTTTGCAATCCTTATCTATTACAAACAATCATAATTCTTAAACCCTTTGTAATACTTCCTATGTTACTTATCCTTTTACCCACCCATTTTAGAGAACAAAAGGTGAAACATCTCTGACACTCAATATAAGCCCCTCTGGTGGCCTGTTCTCTTTTTTGCTGGTGTTAGGTCATAAAATTGGTGTTCCCCAAATTGTCCCCTTTTGTTCTCCTTTTGTCTCATAACTCTGTTATACCCCTTATTTATATGGTGTTAACTCAATTCACCTAGTTTTATTTAATTTAGTTGTTGACAATATGAATTGTATCTGCTCTTAATTGGTCACAACTTAAACAAAGGATCAATAGAATGACCTACTTGGAATCAGCTGAAGGAATGACAATCACTAAAGATAGGGCTTACAAGGAGTTTAAAGATCACGGCGCGACATGTGATTGGGTAGAATTTGTGACTTGGAAAGGAGAGAAGAAAGAGTATTTAGCAGAGGATGTGTTAGGTTGGTTAGGATATTAATTAAGGGTTGACTTATCGGAGGCACCTTGCTCATGGTGTCTCTAAATAACTTAACTTAAAGGAACGAACCCATGAAATACGAAAAGCAGTGCAAAGCAACTATTCGCAAGATACTACGTGCAGCCCGTTGGGACACAACCATTGCGGTTTTCGTTGATGACGAAGAAGGTTTCAGCGGCAACAAGCAAACCGAGAAGAGTATCATTGACACTGTTTTTAATGTTGACGAAAGCTATATTAAATTCGTTGACCTAACTACCAGTAAGACAAAGGGTGTTCTTCAGATAGTTCTTGATTACGACACAACACCTGAGGAAATTGTTTGTGATTATACCAGCAATAGGTTCACTGAGTTTCTAATTAGCAAGGCTGGGTTGTAACAATGGCATACAATAAACTTAGCACATATAAAACGGCTTGGACAGAGGATGACAAGGGTGGTTGTGTCATCTACACAAGGACAAGGATCGTTGATTGGACAGATAAAAAGGTTATCTTAAACTCTGATGGGTGGCAAACTGTCACAACAAAAAGAAAGATGAACCAAGCTAGCCATCAGTTTGGCCTAGGCTTTGGTGTCTATCAAAAGGATCATGTCTGGTATGTTGACACGCCACAAGGTGAAACCTTAGAATATTATGATGGTATGGAATTGAATAGAGAGGTGAACTAAAATGACATTTGCACAGTATTTAAGAATTGAAACAAGCCTAGGCGGTATGGGCTGTACAGATAAGCAATTTATCAGGGGCTGCTTGGATTATATCCTACCACAAGCTAGACACCACTGCCTGTACAGGACAGCAAGGCATTCATTTATTCGTGATGGTTTGGCATACCTTAACAAGGCTAGACGTTTAGCCTTCGAAACAATACCTAACAGAGAAAATAATTTGCCACCATGTGAGGGTGAGTTAATGCAAGCATGGCATTTAAATGAGGTGAGTAAACTATAACACAAAATAATGGTTGACATATCGGAGGCACCTTGTTTATGGTGTCTCTTAATAACTTAACCTAGAGGTGAACTAAAATGGAAACTATACTAAAGGAAGTGCAAGCGATCCGCAGTGACATTGAAACCTTAAGTGCTAACTTGTCAGAGAATAAACAAGACGCACAAAGAGGCTTAAATAAGTTGTCAATACTTGATGACTGTGACAAGCTAGAAAGTGTCATAAGTTATCTGGTCGATGCAGTCAATGATATGGACAGAATGAGGGATGCTTTGAAAACATCTATGGATGATCTTAACAGGCTATCAGATGACATAGGCTTTGAGATGCTGAGCCAATTAGTAAGAAAGGTAAACTAGAAATGAAACTGTACATAGTAATCGCTTTTGAACCAGAGGATGGGTCTTGGGTTTGCCAAGGCGGGCCTTATGTTGCATGTTCTGATACGTGTCAAGGAGAGGCAGCTTGCTCCGCTTCAGAACATGCCCATGAGACAGGTCATAAAACTAGAATTATAACGGTTGAGGTATAACAATGAAACAACAAAACATTACGCTGCCTATTGGTGAACGTGGGCATATGTTGAGTATAGTACAAGGTGTGGGTAGTGGGTCACTGAGGGGGTTCCAAGTTGAGGTGGCTTTGCTTGATACTTTGGGTCAGTTAGTTAACTCAGGTCAATGGTGGCACGATGCCACATACGAGCAGAGACAAGAGGATTACTATGACGATGTGGTATCGGGTATTGATGCTGATGCTTTACAATGGGTGATTGCCAAGGCAAGAAAATGGGTGGGTATATAAAGATGTACAACATAAACTTATCATTTGAAGAGATGGACGTACTAAGAAATATAATACTATACGAAATAGAGAGTGATGAATTTGATACACCTGACTTTGCTGATGTTATTCTAATGGAGAAATTTTCACATCGTGCAAAGGTATTGCAGAAAGTAATACAACTTATGAGTTGTACAACTAAGGAGGAGATAGGCAAGTGATTAAAGTTTTATTGTCAGGTTTAAACGGTGAACTATTCTGTTACCATACGTGCAAGAGTATGCAAGAGGCTAAAGAGTTGGTGCTAAAGTATAATGATATGCCAAATGTAAATGCTAAGATATCAGAAGAACCCATATGGACAAGGGTAGATTGAGATGGATAAGGAAAAGCATAAGACACCCATACGCACAAGTCAGATAAGAAACATTGAGGTAGTTGATGATGCTGATTGGCTTAAGGAAAGTGAACGTGTCCAACAGTATGAGGAGGAGCTAGGCGAATGTCTATCAGTAATGATACCTAAGAGATATAACCTATAGAACCCTTGTTAGGGACAAGCCCTAGGGTAACAGCATTTTAACATCTGTCAAGAGGAAAAAGCATGGGCTATGAAACTAATATTAGAAGGGAGGGCCGTGAGCTTACTGTCATAGGTCAACTATGGGATGATGGTGCAGGGTTATGGGATACATGGGGTGACACAGGTACTACGTTTGAGGTACAGCACGAGCCTGAGTTTTCTATCGTTGAGTTGTATGATGACAACGATAAGATAGTTTCACTTTCTACCTTGACACCTAAGGAGATACTTGTCATCATAGATATGTTCACACAAGATTATTGGGATCACATATTATGAATTGGTTAAGCCACAAAGAATGCCCCTACCAAGACTGCAGTAGCAGTGATGGGTTCAGCTACAACACTGTCAGTTGTTCGGGTAGGTGTCACAGTTGTGAAAGAAAATACCCCAAGTCAAAGGATGCTAAGTTCGATTGGGCTGAGGAAACATACCCCACGATGGGGAAAGATAAGGATGATTGGGCCATGATGCCACAACAGACACAGATTAAGACAGTACCTACTGAGTTACTCACACCAGTATACCGCACGGTCAGGTCAATAGGCCAAGACACCATGAAATTTTATAACGTAAAGACGTACGTTGATAGCAAGGGTAAAGAGATTAAACAGGACTACCCATACCCATCAGGCGGTATCAAGACTAGATTTTTCCCAAAAGAATTTAGGGCGTTGAACCTTAAGTCAGATGAGTTATTTGGTATGAACCTATGGAACGCAGGGTCAGGTAAGATTGTCACCATAACTGAGGGTGAGCTAGATGCTATGTCAGCCTATCAGATGTGTAACAACCCCAAGTATTCATCTGCCTTTGTGTCACTACCATCAGCCACACCGTCCAGTAAGTTATGGGCTAAGGTATCTGAGTGGATAGGATCGTTCGAAAAGATTATACTATCCATTGAGCATGATGAGCAGGGTAATGCTGTAGCTCAGCGGATAGCTAACCTATTCCCTAACAAGGTGTACCGTGTACAGCATGACAAGTACAAGGATGCTAATGAGTTCTTAGAGGCTGGTGAACGTAACGCATTCTACAATGCATGGTTCAATGCTAAGAAGTATACGCCTGAGAATATCATCAACACATCAGATCAATTCTTAAAGATGTACAACAACAGCGACAGCCATGTGTATGTTGAGACAGGCATACAAGACTTCGATGACCTATGCATGGGCCTAATGCAGGGACACTTCACCCTGTTCAAGGCACAGACAGGCATAGGTAAGACTGAGTTCATGCGTTACTTAGAGTACCACATCCTTACCAACCACCCTGAGGTACGCATTGCAGCATGGCACATGGAAGAAACTAAACTGAGGTCACTACTAGGCTTGGTGTCATACGAATTGAAGCAGAACCTAACACGCAAAGACCTGATAGCTGAGGCACAGGCAGAGCAGAGGGTAGAGGATGCTATCATTAAGTTAACCAAGGATGAGAGACTATACCAATTCTTCTTGAATGATGAGGACGATCCGCTAGACCTACTAGGCCACATCAGGTATCTATCACAGGCTTGTGGTGTACAGTATATATTCTTTGAACCAATACAGGATATTGCTGCCAACATGGGTGGTGATGAGAGCAAGGAACAATTCTTAGCTGACCTATCTGTCAGACTATCTAAGTTAGCAGCTGAGTTAGGCGTAGGTATCATCACTATCGGACACACCAATGATGATGGTGCAGTTAAGTACTGTCGTATGATTGAGCAGAGAGCATCAGTTGTTGTTGAATTACAGCGTGATAAGATGTCAGAAGATAAGGATGAACGCAACACAACTAAGCTTCTTGTCACAAAGAACAGGCCAGTAGGCCCGACAGGTTACGCAGGTCAGCTAAAGTTTAACACAGATAGCTTTACTTTATCAGAAAAATATGGTGATTACTAATGGATTTGTTTGGCTATGACCCACTGGTCTACGTTGTTTCCTTTGCCTACCTACTAGGTGTGGTTAATCACTACGTCATGTTGAAGGCAATATATATTATACTTGAACAGCCATACAGTTTATTCACCCTTAGGTTTAAGGCAGTCACTTGGCCTTGGGAAATTGTCACAACTCTTTGGCTAGGGATGTTGGTGAGGACTAAATGAGAATTGCAGCTATGGATATTGAAACAGATGCACTGGATGCGACTAAGATACATGTCATCTGTGCTAAGGATGTTGACACAAAGGAGAAGTATGAGTTCCTTAATGTCTGCACAATAGAAGAAGAAAGGTATAGGTTTGTTAAGTTCTGTTCAACTGTTGACCGTTTTGTTTTTCATAATGGTATTGGTTTTGATGTACGAGTTATAAATAAATTAGTACAGCCTGATCTGATTAACCCTGCACATGTGATAGATACTCTCATCATGTCACGCCTGATAGACTACGGTATACAAGGAGGACATAGCCTGAAGGCATGGGGTCAGCGTATTGGTGAGTTCAAGATAGGCTTCGATCAGTTCGAGGTGTTAACACAGGAGATGATTACCTACTGCCACCAAGATGTAGAGGTCACAAGTTTACTATACAACAGGTTTAAACAGACTATCTTTGACCCTGATTGGGCTGACTCAGTACGATGTGAGCATGACATACAGATACTATGCGAGGAGATGACAGCACATGGGTTCTACTTCGACAGGGATAGGGCTGAACATCTGCTAGATGACATTGAGTTAAGGATGTTTGTACTAACTGATAGCTTCCAAGATGACTTCCCTCCCCAATTAGAGGAGGTAAACAGACTTAAGTACCGCAAGAAGAAGGATGGTAGCGTTACCACCACTGTTGTCAGAGCTAGGGAGAAGTACCCTAAGACAGTGGTTGATTGGTCAGTCAATCCTCCTGACCTAGTTTGCTATGAATTAATACCATTCAATCCAGCCTCCCCTAAGATGCGTATCGAAAGACTTTGGGATGCAGGCTGGACACCATACGAGAAAACAAAGGGACATATTACTTATGACAGAGAGAAAAACAAAAGATCGTGGAGATAAATTTGCTAGGTACGGATGGACTCTATCTGAGGCAAACCTTCAGACACTGCCAGAGACAGCCCCTGAGGGTGGTAAACGATTAGCTGAGTGGTTGACCCTTGAAGGTAGGAGAAGCTCACTGGTTGAGTGGCTTGGCCACTGTAAGGACGATCACCGTATTCATGGAAGGTTTACTCACCTTGGTGCATGGACAGGACGCATGGCACACTCAGCACCCAACCAAGCTAACGTACCATCTGAGTTTAGAGGTACACCTAGGTCAGCAGTCGAGGAAGTTAAGGCTAGGTATGATGG